AACGGATGGGAAGGTGTAATGCTTCGTAAGAATGTAGGGTACAAAGGAAAGCGAAGTAAAGACCTATTAAAATATAAATCATTCTATGATGATGAATATGAAGTGGTTGATGTAGAAATGGGGCCATTTCGATATGTAAAAGATAGTGCAGAATGTGAAGAAGATATGCTATCTGCTGTAACAATATCTCATAAAGATAATCTAGTGAGAGTCGGAAGTGGATTCTCTATAGAACAAAGACAATACTTTTATAAAAATCCTGATGCAATTTTAGGTAAAGTTATAACAGTACAATACTTTGAAGAAACTAAAAATCAAGAGGGTGGAATTAGTTTAAGATTCCCAACATTTAAAATACTACATGGAGAGATGAGGACAGTATGATCGAAGTAAAAATTACAGACTCTATGAAACGCAGAGCATATCGTAAAGCCATATCAATGGGTAAATTAAGAAATTCTATTACCAAAGGTGATGGTAATATTTCTGGCTTCTTGGGAGAAGAAATTGCCAACACTGTTATTCATGGAGACATTACTAACACTTATGATTACGATATAATTAAAGATGACGTAACTTATGATGTTAAAACTAAAAGATGCACTAGCAAACCTAAAGATTATTATGAATGTTCTGTTGCTGCCTTTAACACAAAACAAAAATGTGATAACTATGTATTTGTAAGAATAGAATACATTCATGGAGAAGCAAAAAGAGCATGGATATTAGGTTGCTATTCTAAACAAGAATATTTCCAAGATGCTAAATTTTTAAAGAAAGGACAAAAGGATGGAGATAATGGATTTATTGTCAAGGCAGACTGCTACAACATGCCGATAAATAAATTAAAGATTCCCACCTTGACAATCCGATAAGATATAGTACAATCAAGCTACACACTTTGGTAATACTATTGGAGACACAATGAGTACACAGACGACTGAAAAGAAAACCACATATTCCAGAACAAAAGCCGATGACTTTTTTAAGAACTTTCCTGTTGAAAAAATTACAGAGTATAAGCAATACTGGGAAAGTGTACGACCACAGAATGATGGTGATATTTTTCGGCGTTATTTATTTGCTTACTGTTCAGTACATACTTCTTGGCAAGGTAATTGCCGTGGCTACAACGCTATTAAAAACTACGAAGAATGGATAGACAGTAAAGACACTCTTCTTAATAAACTAAAAGAATCTGGAGTTGGACTTTATAATAATCGTACAAAGTATATCTGGGATTTTAAAGAACAGTTTTGGAACAATCCTAAAGACTTTTACTTAACCACTAAAAAGTATCATGTTAAAAAACGAGACAGTATTGTAAATAAAATTACAGGTCTTGGTAGTGCTAAGGTAAGTTTTGCTCTTGAAATGATTCACCCACTAAAATCTAGAGCATTATGTTTAGATGTTCACATGCTGAGACTTTATGACATGGAACATCTTACATACAAAAGCAAAGCGGGTTTTGCTAAGTATCGTAAAGCAGAACAGCACTGGAGCGTTAATTGTGGTAAATTAAAAGTACCATCGTATATTGCAAGATGTTTATACTGGGATAATCTTCAAGGCAAAGAGGACAGTAGATATTGGAGTTATGTTTTAGAATAAAATAAATATAACTTAAAAATATTAGGTGTATTTATATGGTATAACCAAACAGGAGGAAAACCATATATGTTAGCCCAAACTTCTATTGAATTTGTAGACACTACACAACATCTTGGACATGCACTAGAACAAGCTAATCAAATCATTTCTATATTAGAAGAAGAAAATAAAAGATTACATGGAGCGTTGATGAATTTAACTAATACAGAAATTGAACCTGTTTATGACAAAGATATTTTTAGGATAGATGGAAATGACTTATAAAGAATATTTATTTAATTGTGGTTATAGTTTTAGTGATGCTCAATATATTTCTAACAACATGACAGTCGGAGACAATCATGAGATCATTACTACTAACTCTTATTTTATTTTTATCTTGTAATACTTGTTTAGGAAAAGACTTAATTATATTAGGTGCAGATTGGTGTCCTGCTTGTATTAAGTTAAAAAACTTTATAAAAGATAATCCATCTGTAGTAGAAAAATTTAATGTAGAAATAATAGATATTGACAAAGACCCTGAAACTAAAAATAGATTAAAAGTTAGACTGCTTCCTACTTCAGTTATTATTAATGATAACAATAAAGTTGAAGCAAGATTAGAAGGATACACAAAACAAAATTTTATCAACTGGTTAAAAAAATATTAAGATTGACAGATCAATCAACAATTTTACAATAAGGGGTTAAACACTATGAAGCTATTTAAGAATAAAGCCAAGGGAATGATCTTTGGAGTATGTGCAGGTCTTTCCGAATCAACAGGTATAGATGTTTCTATAATTAGAGTAGGTACAGTTCTCGGTTCAATATTTACTGGGAGTATTATTTTTTGGATATATTTAGGACTTGGTATCATACTACCTTTAAAGGATGATTAATTATGGAAGATTTCTTAATATGTGATATGCTGCATAATCTATATGAAAAACCTAAAAATTTTTTAATGTGTAAAGCAGTTAATGTATACGATAACAAATACAGAATAAACGTGTACTCAAAACTTTATGATCCGCTATCACAATTAGAACGTAAATTTATTAGCCAAAGTTTTTTTTGCAGACTAGACAAAGGAAATAAGTTGGTCGTATTAAGAGCGAGTGGACAATATATCAAGGAGAAAAAATGAATAAGATTATTTTAGGATTAGTATTATCTTTAACTTGTAGTATAGGATACTCTCAGGAATGGATCGGTTATGTTCCACAACCCGTAGTAGTAGAACAACCACCTATTGTTTACACAGTGCCGCGACCTCCAGTTGTGGTTAATAAATGGGTTCCATATTATTATGCTCCTGTAATCTCTGTGTATGATTTACCAGTTATTGAACGAAGGGGATTGTTTTTTAAAAGAGATAGGATAGTTTATCCTGCAAGATATAGATGGTTTAACCGATCTACTTTGTATTATGGATATTAATAGTATTTTAGAAATTGCTATTGGTGTGGTTATAGGAAATTTAATTCTAAGGATTTTTAAAAGGAAATAATATGTCTCAAGGAAAACGTGTGCGATGTAGTGATGAAGTTTTTTTAAGTGCTGTTTTATCTAGTAAAACTTATGCTGAAGTATCAGAAAAAACTGGTCAAAAATTATCTACTACAATATCTAGATATGCCAGAATGAAGAAGAAGTTTTATGAGGATGGTAGAACAAACCTACCCAATCTTACAACTAATAATAATACTAAGGATCATTTAAAGGTTAAAATGTGTGGTCAGAAATTACTTAGTTGTATGGAATAGCTGGGAGTGTAGTCCAAAGGCAGAGACAAAGGACTTAAAATCCTTCCAGTGCGGGTTCGACTCCCGCCACTCCTATTGTTTTTTTTACTTTAAAGAAAGGTTGATAATGAATAATAAGAATTATTTTTTGATTGCTGCTTTTGCCAGCTTTGGTTTAAGTGTAGGACTTTGGTTTCTAGGAGATCAATCAGTAGCTAAGGAACAGGCTATTTTTGTAGGACTATGGGTTCCTAGTATCTTAACTCTTGGTACATACTTTTGTCCCGCATGTGATAGGTAGGATTTAATTATGGATAATTTTGCATTATTTGTATGTGGTATTGTAGTTACGCTCATCGCAGGGATGGGCGTAATTACTTCAGAAGTCTTTATGGGTTATCATAAATTCAAAGAAAAGACCGTAAAAAATAACGATAAAATAAAACAGACAATCTAACAAAACTCTAACATGATTTTTACTGCCGGAATGAGTATAATAAGTTTTAGGATCGTAATTATACTTTAATAACAGGAGTAAAAATGTTTAATAAACTGAAAAGAAAAGCGTTCACATTAATAGAATTATTAGTTGTTATAGCTATTATAGGAACTTTAGTAGGTTTATTATTACCTGCTGTTCAACAAGCTAGAGAGGCAGCAAGACGAGCAAGTTGTTCTAATAATTTAAAGCAGCAAGGTTTAGCTATGCACATGAGTTTAGATCAGAGAAGGTATTTCCCTGCCGCTGCGTGGACTATTGAAGCTAAAGATTTATCTGAAACTCCTAGTTCTCTGGGAAATCCTGCACGAACAGAACATAGCTGGAGAGCATTTGTTCTTGCTAATTTAGAACAAGGTAATGTAGCAGACCTTTATGACTTTGATAAAAATTGGTGGGAGAATACTGCTGCTATTGGTACAGAAGCGGGTGTATTTAAATGCCCAACTGCACTTCCTCCCGCTGGTGGTTATGCTAATATTGACGGGCCTAGTAGGGATAGCGATAGTGCCGCACCAAGTTTGAATCCTAATTCTCTTGGTTATACTGACTATGAAGTATTTACCGGAGTAAAAGATAAAATTTTTCCTGCTGGTAGTGATCCTTATGCTAGTAAAACTAATGATGATGGTTGCTTAATTAAAGATAAAGTAACTAAAGAACAAGAAATTGTAGATGGTTTTTCTAATACTCTTATGATTGTAGAATGTGCAAGTAGACCTGATACTTATAAAGCTAGTAATGGTAAATCACCTACAGGTGATACTAACCAGTGTATTGGCTGGGCAGATTCATTAGGGCCATTTAAATTACATGGTGTTGATGCTAATGGAGATAAATGTAAGAACTGTCCCGGTAATGTTCCTTTTAATGTTATCAATGATGGTGAGGCATATAGTATGCACCCCGGAGTAATGAATTGCGTATATGCAGATGGTTCTACTAGAACTATTAATGATAATGTAGATTTAAGAGCATTTGCTGCTGCGATTACTCGTAATGGTAGAGAGACATTAAGCATTGATTAAATATAAAAGTTCTTGGATTATTATTGGATTATTATTTTTATTCTTCTGGATGCTTCTCTCTGTTCCTCCGAGGGAAGTATCTGATGAAGAAAAAGTAAAACAATGGAAACCTAGAGATTTTTATTTGATCTATAAAATGTGGACTGATGAAGAATACAGGAATGTAAATGACCAACCATCCACTAAAGATTAGAGCGATACATAAATCTGGTAGTAGTTTACAGAGTACAATATACGATTATATTAACCATTTATGTAATCATAATGTTATAGATTTTGACAGAGTGTTTTCCGAAGCAAACCACCAAGAATGGTTTCAGTCTACTAAAGATTCTGATATTATCGTATTGAGACATCCTATAAATAGAATAATTTCTAAATATTATTCTCTTGGATGGACACACTGTACTGATAATTTTAACGATGAATCATGGAAACATAGAAAAGAAATTAGAGAATCAAGTTTGTCAGAATATGTTATTAGTGGTAAATTACTACTGAGACAAAGAAATATGTATGAAAAAATATTAAGCATAAGTAATGTTTGTTTTCTGAAATACGAAGACATAATGGATAAACCTAAAAGATATATGTCTTTAATTCTTAATAAAATTGATAGGATAGATTTATTAGATAAAGTGTATAATAATTTTAAGAATGAATTTGTTTTTCATGGTAAAGATCGAAGTGACGATATTGTTAATAACGGCTTAATCAGTCATGTAAGAAACCTAGATCATAAAGAATATTTAAATAAATTTAATGAGTGCGAGATATTTTTTATAAATAGGATAATGGGTGATTTACTAGAGAGATACGATAATTTGTCAAGCATATAGGAATCTAAATGATAAATGATGATTATTGGATAGACACTGAATGGTGCGATGATTCTGGTACGCATTGTGATTTTTTGCCTATTAAGGATCATCCACATTTAGGATTTAAGAATTTTAAATATAAACACATAGCAGAACAATATTACGGTATACAGTTAAAATTATCTAAGTTTAATTTAGCCCCACAACTTGAAACAGAACTATGTAAAGTTCCTTACTATTACGATAGAGAATTAATAAAATATTGGACTCCATCAGAGACTACTACTAACTGGGGATTTATTACACATAAAGCATTACTATTGGATAATGGTGAAGAACCTATTTATAAACTGCAACAACTCGTAAATGCAATATATGATAAAACTGGTATGAGATTTTGGGATTGCCATTGGAGTAATGTTGGTTATATTAATAAAGACGAATTAGTATGTATTGATACTGGTAAAGAAAGTTTTAGTGAAGTGCATAATAGTTGGGGATATGAAAATCCGGGGCCAATAGGATTTGTATAATGACTGATGAGCAAAAAGAAACACTAGATAATCTGGTTAAAAATATTGTTACTGAATTATCTCATGATAATATCTTAACAGATAATGATCTCCTATTAATATCTGAAGAAATACACTATGTTTTTAGTAGGAGTTTAGGCTTGCTAATTAATGTAACTAATTATAACAAACTAGCAATTATTAGTGGTGTATTAGAAAGTATTAAACAAGAGTTACATTACAGGTTACAGCATGGATAAAGAACTAGATAAACTCCATAAAGAAATGGTTGATCTGAAAAAAGACCTATCTAAAGTTTATACTAGAATCTCTAAACAGGTTACAGAACTTGGCAGAAATCTAAAAAAGAACCAAATTAAAATTGATGAAGTTTTAGATAGGGTAAGATCATTCGATATAGTTTTAACAGAATATGTGGATGGCGATGTAGAGGAAGAAGAAGATAGCGAGGATTGGAACCCCTACGAAATAGACCCAGAAGATTACCACGATCCATACGATGAACAAGATTCTTAAAAAATAAATTTAAGACTTGACAACTGTTTGGACGATGGTATACTTAGAGAAAACACATACGAACTTTGGAGATTAACATGAAACTTGCAGATCAAACAGTAGAAATTCACTCAAAAGGAATTGAAAGCACTAATCAGTTCAGCATCGCTCAAACGAGTAAGATGTTCAAGATTTTGTCAGATTCACTTTACTCTGATAAAGTAATGGCGATTATTCGTGAACTATCAACTAACGCTAATGATGCTCATATTGCGGCAGGGAATCGGAATCCCTTTAAGGTTATTTTGCCTACGCAAGCCAACCCTAACTTTACGGTAAGAGATTATGGTACTGGACTTTCTCAGGAAGATATGGAAGAACTGTATACCACTTATGGTGCAAGCAATAAGAATACCAGCAACGATTTTACTGGTTGTCTTGGTCTTGGGTCTAAGAGTCCATTTGCTTATACTAAGAGTTTTACTACAACCTCTTATCACAATGGCAAATCTTACACTTATATTGCTGCTATGGATGAACTTGGAGTCCCTAGTCTTAATCTAGTTAGTGTATCAGATACAGATGAACCTAATGGTCTGGAAATTTCGTTTGCTGTTGGCAAATATGATTACGGCGAATTTGCTCGTAAGTCTAAAAGAATATTTCATTATTTTGCTAACAAACCTATGATTGAAGGTGGTGACGATGATGACCTTCAGAATCACAGATATTCTTATACTAACTATATTATTGATGGTAAAAGTTGGAGAGTAGGCAAAGTGTCTAGTAATAGTTCACAGTATCCTAGTGAATCAAACAGTCCTCCTGCTGGAGTTATGGCAATTATGGGTAATGTTGCCTATCCTGTAGATGCAGAAAAGATTATTGGACAAAAAGAGAATACATCTAATAGTAGTATTCAAGCATGGAACAGAGCATTTAAAAAAGCAGACATTGATAACTGGAAGAACTTAGTAAGAGAGATTCTTAATAATAATCTATATCTAGAAATTGATTGTGAGATCGGTGAACTAGAAATGGATGTTAGTAGAGAGGGTCTACAGTATACTAAGCAAGTTATTAAAACTCTTAGAGAAAAGACACAACAGATATATCTTGAACTAAAGAAAGATATGTCTAAGAAACTTAAAGAGTGTACTAATCTTGTAGACGCTTATACAACGTATTATGCTCTTGCTGATATTGCTGGTGGATATTCCGCTGGTGCAACATGGACAGACACAGAAGGTAAAACATACGAACTGTCTGTTGGTGAGGATTTAATATACAAACTTAAATCAAATAAGAACCTTGTGGTTGTTAATTTTAAAAGTCCTACATATCGAAGTAAAAGGCTAGTCTGTACCACTGATAGAATCCATTGTGAAACACTATCAGGCAAAGGTGTAAGATACTGGGAGAAACGAAAGACAGGCAAGGTAGCATTTTTCTACTGCGATACAAGAAGTCCTGAGTCTGCTAGAAAGATAGTAACAAGATATTGTAATCTAAATGATTGTTATGCTTATCTTTTGATAGATACTTTAAATCCAGCAGAGGACTCTAAGGATGGTTTTGATAAACTAATTAAAGATATTGGTGGTAGTCAGAACCTTTTGAAAGTCTCAGATTTTAAAGACTTGATGAAATCAAACAGAACTAGTGGTGGATCAACAGGTACTATTAGTAAAGATGAAGTATTTATCCTATCAGAATCTAAAGATGCTGACGATAGTTGTGAAACTTTATCTGGTAAGAGTCTTAATGACTCTCATTATTTAAGAGAACTGTCCGATGATCTGCAAAATAAATTTGAAAACTCTACCAAGCATATTGTTTATGTTCCAGTAGTCAGGTATCAAACTCCAAACGATTATCCTGCTATAAATAAAATCAATAACTTGATGCGAAACTATAAAGAAGTTTTCTCTAAGGTTAATGTCTTTGCTATCAAAAACAGTAGTGTTCAAAAGCTAAAAGATCAAGGAATTAAACTTGTAGACTTTAATGAGTTTTATAAAAAGAAACTATCATCTGAAGCAAGTAAACTTCTAGCAAAGAGGTCATCTTACTTTGACGTTGTAGAATATTGTTTCGGTCAATACCATAGGAAAGACACAGAGTATACTAGCGGCACAAGAAGGTGGTATAGTGGTTGCGATTACAGCGACAGACTGATTATGTCTCATATCATTAATATTTATGGTCTAAAGTACGGAGACTATTTAGACAAAGAACTATCTGATAGCGTAGACAAATGGATGCTAATGCACTTCTTTGTAGCTGTTACTCAAGGTACTTGGAAAACATATAGGTTTTCATTACAAGATTATTACGATCATATAGAGAATATTATGCACAACCTGAATTTAGATTTAGGAAAAGCTAAAGATATAAAAGAAGCATATCAAAGCATGAAAGACTTGCATAGTAAAATTACAAAATATTATGATAGTGATACTGCTACTGAACTATGTGTTCCAGAAAAGAATACTGATATTATCTCATCTCTTGATGATATTAATGATCTCAGAAAATCTCTCAGAGATGGGGTTGACAAGTCACCAGTTATGAAGTATATTATTGCTATAGCTGATCTGGACGTTTCTCCATTAGACTTTGATAACAGAGATATGGTTAAAATATTTCAGGGAGGCTACAACAGTGGTGTTCACGAATGGTTATCCGACATCGGTGGAGATGTAGGTTTGGAAAAGTTACGAAACGCATTGACTTAATTTTACAGGAGTTTTTAAAATGAGTGTTCCTTTTATGTGGGTAGATGGCAACTTAACTTTGATTCTTAATAATAAGGCTCATCAAGTATTGCCAGATCATATTAACTACAAGATGATTCTAGAAGCGTTACCAACAGCAACAAATGATGAACTACTAGAATTAGTAGACATTGAAACAGCGGTTGCTAATTTTAGTCAGGGTCAAGTAGAAGTTAAAAATGGTAGGGTTCTTTTTGAGGGCGAAGAAGTCCACGGTAGTATTAGCAAAAGAATCCTAGAATTTATGAGTAAGGGTTTGCCTTTTGAGCCTCTTGTAAAATTCTTGGAAAATCTTATGAACAATCCAAGTATGCAGAGTCAAACAGAACTGTATGATTTCTTGGAGCATGAGAACCTGCCAATAACTGAGGATGGATATTTCCTAGCTTATAAAGCAGTCAGTAAAGATTTTAAAGATAAATGGCGAGGAGCTTTTGATAATCGTGTTGGTCAAGTCTGCGAAATGCGTCGAGCAAAAGTTGATGATAATAGAGGCAGAGGATGTTCTGCTGGACTTCATGCTGGTGCATTAAACTACGTTGCAAATTATGGTAGTGTAGATGCTGGAGATCATATTATGATTGTTAAGATTAATCCAGAAGATGTCGTCAGCGTTCCTAGTGATTGCAACTGCGAGAAACTTCGCACCTGCAAATATGAAGTCGTCGGAGAATATCAGGGCGAATTATTAAAGCCTCTTTATAAGTCAGAGTTTGAAGAAGACTCTTACGTTGATGAAGAAGCAGAACTTCATGATGAGTATGATGATGAATATTGGGATCGCTTTGAAGATGACGATTATCTAGATTATATTTAAAACAAAGTCGTGTGTGGAGAGAGTGACTGCGGGCTATAATGAAGTAATGATTTATCCCGCAGTTGCTCACTTTTAATATGAATTACAACGAGATTATAAAAATACTCAAAGAACTACTTTATGATTTAAATGGAGAGAGCATATACGATATGTATGAATATAGTCAACATATTGGAGTAAACTCTTTTAAAGAAAATATTTTTACAAAAGGCGGCTATCCGATTCAAAATATGGATCAAGAATATCTAAACCACATCAGATCAAATGCGGCTCATACACTTACTGAACCAGCTTATTACAAAGACCTTTTTTTAATACAGAACTAACTATGTACGACTTTAATGATTCAGACCACTTATACGAAGTTACAGATATGTATAAGGTTGTGGACTTTATTAGAAAATTAGTGTATGACAGTTTTTCTTATCCTATAGACTACACTGATATTGAAACAGAAGACGGTCTGTTGGATATAAAACTAACTGATGACGAGATGGACGAGTTGAATAAATTACTTAGTATAGAGGAGTGCATATCTCTTTTTAAGCCTAAGCTAAAAGTTGTAAAGATCAACAATAAAAATACTTACTTCATTAATAGTTACATATTTGAAGATGTGGTTCGTGATATAAACGGTAGAATGATTAGCAATACGATGAGGAGTTTGGTAGAGAAAGATTTAATTGAAGTTGCTTTTGATAATGATAAAAATGATTTTGTTTTTTGGTTAAAGAAAAAGGGTAAGAAAGATGGCGACATTTCGACCGACTAGTTTTGAAGAAGTTATTGGACAGGATGACGTAGTTAAAAGACTCCGCATTTTCACCTTCGGAAGTAAAACAAATGGCAATACGATGCCTCATGTTCTTCTGGATGGGCCTCCCGGTCTAGGTAAGACCACAATAGCATCAGCATTAGCAACTGAATTAGAGACTGATCTAGTTACCCTCAATGCTGCTAGTGTAAGAAGCGTTAAACATCTTAGTACATATTTAATTAATATGACTCCTAGATGTGTCTTATTTATAGATGAGATTCATAGACTACCTAAATTAGTAGAAGAATTTCTTTATCCGGTTATGGAAGATTTTAAAGCTAACATAATTTTGGGTACTGAACCAGAAGAAGTGGAACTTCCTAAATTTACTTTAGTAGGTGCTACAACTAGTGGTGGTACTTTAAGTCAACCTTTTTATGATCGCTTTACTATTAAAGAACATCTAAAGTTTTATACCACAGATGAGTTAGCTGAACTAGCCAGATTGAATTTGTCTAAGTGGGAATTGAAAGTATCAGATAATCATGTCAACGGTATTGCAGCAAGAAGTAAAGGTACTCCAAGAATTTTAAATTCTAGGCTAGAGTGGTACAAGAATTATATTACAATGTATCCTAATTCTGATTCTGTAGATGAAATTTTTAATACTCAAGGAATTGATAACAAAGGATTAGATGAAAACGATAGAAAATATATTAAGGTCTTAAAAAAGAATTTAGGAAATCCTATAGGAATTAAAAGTTTGTCAAGTGTCACTGGCATCTCTATAGATACTATAGAGAATAGCATAGAACCTTTCTTAACAAGAATGGGCTACATCGTGAGAACACAAAAGGGCAGAGTCATAGGAAAATACAATGACTGATATAGTTACTATTTTAATTTGTTGGCCTATCGTTTTGGTTATAGAATTAAGTATAGTCTACGCATTTATAAGATTGGCTAGTAGCAAGAAATAAAATGGAATATAAACAAATGAGCAAGAAAGACAAGCTACCTTTAAAGTATGCTTGCGTACAGCCAGAAGTTAAAAAGTATATGGCAACATTTGAGAAAGAAGTTCCAAAAGTTTTATGGAGTCATATAGAAGATTTATATATATTAATAGATCATCAAATGAAACAACAGCTACATCAAGAAGCACAAATGATTGCTGTTAAACATCAAGAAGCATGGAAAATGTACGACAAAAAGGATGAGAAAGAATCAGATGAATTGGACTAATATAAAACGATGGGCTAAAGACAAAGGTTACAAGGTTGACAGAGAGAAGTCTGGTGATGAATCTAATCCATACAATTATGAATGGCATCTTATAGATGATGTTGACAGAAAAGGAACTATTAATAGTCTAAGTAAATTAGCTATGGATATTTACAATGACATTACAGATAATAAACATATTGAACATCAAGAAAGATACAGACAACAACAACTTCAAAAGGAAATAGACTATGACTTCGGATCATGGTGACGAACCTATAAAAAAACAATCAATAACAATGAGTACAATTTTAGGTAAAGCCTTAGAAGCAGTAGTGGGTTATATTGCTTTATGGTTTTTTAGACCCGTATGGGAAAGATTAGTAAGGTGGTTTTATAAAAAAGATGAATCAGACAACAGTTAAATTTATTACGGCTACTCCAGATGCTGAAAAACTAATAGCTTATTGTGCTAGAGTTAGCAATCCTAGCAATCAATCTAATGAAGAATATTCTAAACTTTTAAAGTATTGTATAGATCATGGTCACTGGTCTATTTTTGAAATGGCTAATATGGTATTAGAAATAAATACCAGCAGAGGCATCGCTGCACAGATATTAAGGCATCGTAGTTTTAACTTCCAAGAATTTTCTCAAAGATATGCTGATGCTACTCATCTTGGAGATACAATAAATGTACCAGACCTTAGAAAACAAGACCCAAAGAATAGACAGAATAGTACAGATGATCTTAATGAATACAAAGAAACTATTTATAAGGCTCAGATAAGAGAATTATTTGCAAAGTCAAAATACTTATATGATCTCATGGTGAGAGATGGAGTTGCTAAAGAGTGCGCAAGATTTGTGCTACCTTTAGCTACACCAACAAGAATGTATATGAATGGAACGATCAGATCATGGATTCATTACATTGATTTAAGAAGCGGTCATGGAACGCAAAAAGAACACGCAAGTATAGCAAATATGTGTAAAAGTATATTTTGCGAAAGGTTTCCTATAATTAGTCAAGCATTATCTTGGAAATCTTAAATAAAAGTGTATTATACTCTATAAGGAGAGTATAGCATGAAAACTAATAAATACCTAGATCGTTTAAATAATTATAAATTCCCAGAAGAAGCAATCGCTCGTAAGGTATACAAGTACGAAAATCCCCGAACTGGGCAGATTTACGAATATAATCGCACAGGATACTATGTTAAAGATGGTGTTGTGCTAAGATTGCTGCCTGCTAGTGCAGAAGCGGACAGACCCGGTTTATGGGAAAATATCCGTAGAAAAAAAGAACGTGAAGGGAAAAATTACAAACCGGCTAAAACTGTCAAAGAAGGCAGACCAACTCAAGAGCAATTAAAGAGGGCGCAATCAGAACCAACTGAAAAACAGAAAAAGGCTCTTGATAAAAATAAAGACGGTAAAATAACTAAAGAAGATTTTGAATTACTTCGCAAAGGTAAAAAATAAAAGGATGAGCCACAATCCTAAACAAAAGGATATGTGATGTTTAAAAAAACTATAGTATTATGTATACTATTCAGTATGTGTAATATTGTTATAGCACAGGAAACTGGTATAAAATTCTTTGAAAAGAATATCAGGTCTGTGTTGACTACTCAATGTTATTCCTGTCATTCTTCTAATTCTAAAGATGTCAAAGGTGGATTGTCTTTAGATACTAGACAGGGTATATTAAATGGTGGTGATTCTGGGCCATCAGTTGTTCCCGGTAAGATAGATGAGAGTTTATTATTAGACTATATCGAGTCTGGTGATATGCCACCAGATAATCCTTTGAGTGAAGAAGTTGTAGATAATTTTAGACAATGGATTAAAATGGGTATGCCTGACCCAAGATATAAACATGAGAATAGGGCAGTAGAATTAAGACAGGCTAGAAATTTTTGGGCATTCAAAAAAGTTACCAGACCCCCTGTGGCTAAATATGATGATGGCACAGAAATAGATGCTATATTAAATTTAGAAATAGAAAAACATAA